GCTCTCGGACTGCTCACCAGACCAGTACCAGGCGCTTTGGAACTCTTCTCGCAGGTTGGCGAACAGGAGAGACTGCTCACGCCGTGTCGGCAGCTCGCCGCCAGCCGATGCAGCCCATTCCTTGGCCTGCTCCCACGTCTTGCCCTCTGCCTCACCAGGAAGGAGGATCAGGTGGTATCCGGGCTCGCCTTCCTTGCCGAGTATCAGGCCGGCGTAGCGCTCACCAGTGCGCAATTGGCCGAGGGCGATCGGCTGCGGCAGTGCTTCTGCTGCACCATTGATCACGCGCGCCAACCAGGCGTCGACCACGGCAGCCTTGGAAATGGTGACCAGTGCGCCGGCTACCTCGACGGATACGGACTCTGCGACTTGCGTCATTGCTTGCTCCATGAATTTGCAAAGGGGCGGCCGCTGCGCGGCCAAATGAATGAATTACTGAACCTTCATCCTGCGGACGGCCCGAGCACGAAACTCGTAGTACTTGCGGTTGTTGTTCTGGCTGCCAAGGCCGAAGGCCTGGCCCCACGCGTAGCTGGAGAGGCTCTCGGACTGCGTCGAAGTCCAGTACCAGGACTCGTCGTCGAAGGCCTCCGCGCCATCGGATTGGAAGGCAACCACCGGCGTCTGGGTCGGCGTATCTGCGGTGTACGGGTAGCCGGCAGGGACGCTGCTCGGGTTATCGCCAGCGCGATAGACGTAGTTCTCTTCGGTCGTGGGTTTCAGGTTGCGATACACGACTTCGAGCTCGTCGCGGGCCGGCAGGTACCAGTCGTTGAAACCATTGACGTTCAGGCCGGACGCCCAAACCGCCAGAGCGACGCCGGCGCGCACCATTGCCGCCGTGTTTGCCCTCCCATCGAAGAAGCTGCGCGCGTCATCGATGCGCTGGGTGCTCGTGTGCCAAGGCGCGTCGTCGTGCTCGCCACCGTCCTTGGGCGCTACGACCAAGATGTACAGGCCATCGGCCTGGCGGATCTGGCCAGCATAGAAGCCGCCGCCCACCACATCGCCGGCCTTCAGGGCGTTCGCGTCAGCTTGGCTGATCGTCGAACCCACTGCGATTCCTTCGTTCTGAGTCACTGCGTTCATGGCTTTCCTTTCGGGTTGAGAGGTACTACACGGAATAGGGTGGGCAGCTGCGGCCAATCCACCAACCAGATGGAGGCTGCTCGTCGCGCGCTGTTTTTCGGGACTCGGCGTTGTCCCGCCGCAGCCGCCCGTTGATGGTCAGTTCTGAGTCGGGGAAATCGGAAAGTTGAGCAGTGCACCGGCGCCATACGTGGCCAGCGCATAAGAGTCGTAGGCGCGCGCTGCTTCGATTCCGCTCTCGAAATATCCAAGGTGGATCTTTTGGCCCTCCTTTTTGGCGATCACGCGATAGGGCTTGGCTCTATTGCGATCGCTAGTTAGCGATACGCCGATGTAGGGAGTCGTCTTTCGGTCTTGGCGGCAGTTGCATCGATTCATCTGAGACGAGGCGATGCGCAGGTTATTTCTGCAGTTGTCCAGGCCATTGCGATTGACGTGATCGACGATGGTGCCGCGCTTTGCCTTCATTACGAGGCGGTGCATAAAGGTCTGGCCGCTCCTGGCATAAAAGACGTTGCGGACCTTCACCACATGCCACGACATCGCTGACAGTTCATCAAACATGTCGTCATCAACCAAAATCTGGAAGTGATCTACGAAAATTGCCTTCATCGCTCTGCTCGTCTCAGATAAAGGGTGGGGTAATCGCTGCATCCGCTGGCTGTCTGCCGTCCCAGCACTGCGACCAGCGACATCCGCTTTCCCCCGTGAATCGTTAAGCGGCTTCCTTCATCTCGGCCGGCTCTTCGTAGTCCAGGCTCATGTGCACTTCCTGCCCGAGCAGCGCCAGCAGCTTCGCAGCCGTGGACTCGTCGGGGTGCGCCTGCACGCGGAAGTTGACGAACACCGTGCCGCCTTCCTGAAAATCGAACGACAGCTTATTGACCTTCGCCTCGTCGAGCACGATGTCGAAATCGGCCCGCACGCCGTTATGGATGACCAAGCGCTGGTGCTCCCACGAGCCATCCCACTTCACCGTGCCGAGCGCCGGGTTCTTCAGGTTCGGCAGGTAGCCGGCGTCGGTGACCAGGTCGCCTTGCAGGCTGTCATCCTTGAAATAGAAGGCGGACTTGAGCGTCGGCGAGAACAGCGACAGCACGTCGTTCGAGAGACGTGCCTGCAGCTTCAGGTCGACCGCCAGCACGGAATCCTCGCCGTGCTTCTCGTTGCGCGGGTTGACGTGGTTGATCTTGACCAGATCGGTATCGAGTTCGAGCATTTGTCGGCTCCGGAGGTGAGTGAAAGGGTGATTTGCGGTGGTTGGTCAGGCGACGGAGAAATCCATTTCGCAGAGCCAGCCGACGACCTGCTCTTCGGTGGCTTCGAAGTGGCTGACCAGCGCGGCGATGATCTGCGCGTCGGTCGGACGGGTTGGGGGAGCCGGGCGGCGCGCGGGTGCCTGGCGAGCGACGGGGGCAGGGCGGGCGACCGGCGTGGGTGCTGGTGCCGGGGCGGGCGTCGGGGCCGCTGCCTGCTCGACTTCGCGAGCGGCCTTCTCTTCGGCGGCGCGCTTCTCTGCCGCCTCGCGTTCGAGCTTGGCCTGCTCTTCGCGACGGATGCGCTCGCGCTGTTCCTCTTCCTTGCGCAGCTCGTCGGCCTTGTGCTTGTCGATGCGGCTCGACACCACCAGGCGCAGGTCATCGATCTGCTTCGTGGCCAGCCCGACGCGGTCGGCAAACAGGAACTCGTAACCGGCGATTGCCTTGTCGAGGTAGGCGATGTTCTCGCGGATCCGCTTCGCGGAGGCGTCGGCCCCGATCTTGGAGTTGGCCAGCAGCGTGTCGACGGCATCCTGAATGCTCGCTACCGAGCGCTTGCCCTTGGCCGCGCCAGCAAAGTCCGGCGTACCCAGATCCAGCCAGGCGCCGCCGGTTTCCCCCTTCAGCGACTGGATGTGCTTGGCATAGGCCTCACGGCCGCCGCGGATGATGGCTTCCTTCACCTCGGTCTTGCGCTGGGTGACCAGCTTGTCGAGGTCGAGGCGCACGCGGCGGGCCTCGGCGCTGATGTCGTCGATCGTGCGGAACAGTTCGTCGATGCTGGCGGTCTGCGACAGGGCGTGCTGCTTGGCGGCTGCCAGCTTGCTCTCGACCTCGCCGCACCATTTCACGGTCTTTTCGGCGTCGGCGAAATCCTGATCGGTCGACAGCTCGCGGTTAATCCCACGAAACACAGCGATGGCGTGGTCGCGGAACTCGATCAGGTTGCTGGCGGTAACCTGGCCGCGCACCTCGACGAACAGGGCTGGGAGCGTTTCCGGTGTTCGGCCGGTGGGCTTGACTTCACGCTCGGTCGGCTCGTACTCGGCGACGTCCTTGTCGAACTGCGCCCAGCCGGCGCGGATGCGGTCGAACCATGCGTAGTCGGGTTTCACGTCAGTCCAGACGAAACGCTCGCGCGTGCCGTCGGACACGGTGAAACGCACGCGCTCGGCGCCAGTCACCATCAGGATCTGCTGGCACTGGGGCATGTGGCTGTCGGGCACGATGCCGTCTCGCACGCTGGCGGCCAAGTCTTCGTTCCACTGCTTGTGCTCGAACGCGATGTCGCCGGCCATAGTCAGGCCGTCGCACGAAGCCGATTCAGCACCCAGCGAGCACGTGACCGGATACAGCTCTTCGCCCAAGTCTTCCTCGACCAGCGGCCGGGCCATCGCTTCCAGTTCGTGGCCACGGTCAAGAATGCGCTCCTGCACGAAGTCGCTGTATTCCTTCGGCATGGCCGTCTTCTTGATATGCAGCAGCTCGTTGCGCTTCATATAGGGCGACAGGCCGAGCATGGCGGCGGCCTCGCTGGCGCCGTGATACTTGAAGCGGAAGGCTTCCCACTCGGGCGAGCCTTGCAGCAAAGTGTGGACGATGTGGTCAGTCATTTTCGTGACTCCAGGAATCGATGGTGTTCTTCTGGTCTTCGGTCATCCGCACGCCTTTTGACTCGACGGTCGCGATGATCTGTGCGGGAGTCTTCTTCCTGGCGAGAATTAGTTCACGCCACTTGGCCTTGTTCTCGTCGAAGCGCTCCTGGCTGTAGAAGGCTTGCGGCTCGTCGCGGCGCCCGGACGCGGGCGGGGCAGCGCCAGCGTCGTCGCTGCCGCCTGCGCCATCGTCGTCCATGCCCTTGGTGGACATGCCGGTGACCGCCAGCAAGGTGTAGCGCTGGAGGTAGGTGATCGTCGACGCCGTTTGCTGGATGACGTTTTTCTTGCCCGAGTTGTCGGGCGGGCCGGACATCACGACTTTCTCGGAGTGGCCAAGCTCATGGGTGATCACGCATTCAACGGTGATCAGGCCGTTGCCTTGCAGGATGTTCCAGGCGAAGCTCAGACCGTGCTTGGCCATGGCCGGGCCCACCGCGTCGGTGACGTCCGAGAGTTCTGCGTGCGTGTAGCCTACGAAGTCACCCTCGCGTGTGTTGTACCCGACTGCCTTGCTGCGACGGATCGTGATCGGCTCGGTCTTGAATGCGGCCATCGACTTGACGTAGGCCTTGCGCGCTTCCATCGCCAGGCCGCGCTCGCGCAGATCCAGCAATTTGCCGATGTATTCGAGGTCAGCGCCCTTTTCAACTGCGATCAGAAGCAGGGTGTCGGGCGTGACCGGGCCGGAGGTGGCCTGCGCGCCAGATTGACGGTGGGCCGGCAGTGCCGCAGTGCGCGGCGCGCTGGTGGTGGCTTCAACGTCAAGGACGTCTTCAGCGACAGCGGTGGACATGGCGTGGTTCTCCTGAGATTGCGGAAATCAGGCGTTGGCCTTGGCCGGCGTGCCTTCGACCTTCACGTACGGGTATTTCTTGTCGTGCGGCTTGATGTGCTTGCCGAAGTGGGAGCCCTTCGACTCGGCGTCGCGGAAGGCTTCGAAGTCGGCGACGGGGACGTTGCTGTAGTGGTAGAGCGACGTCGGCAGGTTGGTGCGGCGATCGCGGAAGCGAATGGCCAGCGTGCTGCTCTCGGCGTCATGGCCGATGCTGTGGATCTGCGACGACTCGACTTCCTTCATGTCGATCGCGGGCGTGACTTGTTCCATGGTGGTCTCCAAGGGTGGGTGGGTCAGAACAGAGCGCCGGCGGGAATGGCGACGGCGAGATACCAGATCAGGGGTGCGGCCACGACGAAGCCCACAGCGCACGCGATGTCGATCGCGCGCGAGTGCTTGGCCACGGCCAGCAGTTGGTTGGATGTCGGGTCGTAGTTCATGCGGATCTCGACGAGATAGGGGCATTGATGCCTTCGTTCAGCCAGGCGTAGAGGCCCGACAGGGCAACGGCACCGATGGCAATTGCGAACCAGAAGGCGAGGGCACGGATAGCTTTCACGCTTGCTCTCCTGTGGCCTGGGCGATGACGGCACGAGCCTTGTCGCCCCATTCGGAGTTGCCTGGCTGCGGGCCTTCGATGTCGATCAAATTCCGAAGTAGGGCCAGCATCTCCGGGGCCGCGGCCATGACCAGCGCCTTTTCCGTTGTGTGGCCGGTGTTCGCCGGCACTTCCGCGACCAGGAAGCCGCCGCTGCCGTCGGCTTCGCGCTTCGTGCGGATCAAGTTGCCGCAGGCTTCCCACGGTCCGAGGTTGAGAGCGGTGATCATGCTGCCCTCGCCATGTGCTGCGCCGTGGTTGCCGCAGCTTGCGCATTGCCCAGCAGCAGCTCGGCGTATAGCAGCACCTCGGTCCTGTCGATGCCATGCCAGACAGCGCGCTTGTCAGCGGCGGCGATGTAGTTCGACAGGAGCGTGGCGGCGTCTTTGCTGCGCGCCAGCTGGTCGAGGAATGCCTTCTCAGCGGTGGTGCCGTAGGCGTTGTTGTCGTCGACCGTGTTCATGCTGCCTCCCGGCTGTCGAGGGAATAGGACGCCAGCAACTCAAGGTGAGCGATGAATTCGGCGGCCAAGCTGTCGATCAGCGACGACGAGACGTTGCCGTCCTCGAAGACGAGCGCAATGTCGGATGCGATGAATGCCGGGGTCAGGCCGGGCGCCGGGGTGGTGAACTCGCCGACGACGGACCAGAACAGTCCCTCGGACAGCACGACGGCCGTGCGTTGGTCAACGCGGACAGCTTGTTTGCGGAAGGTGCGCGGGATGCGCTTGAGGTGTTGCACGGCGACTCCATCGGTGAGTTGATGGAATTCATTACACCAAACGGTGAATTTAAAGTCAACACCAAATGGTGAATTTTTTCACCAGAATGGCCGGTAGGGCTGGATATGGAACCGCTGAAACAAGAAAGCCCGCCAAATGGCGGGCTTGCGAGTGCTGATTAATTTACGCGGAGTGCGCTGAAAGAGACTTTGGTTTCAGTGGCCGAGACTAAGAGTAGGTCAGAACAATTCGGTATTGTCGTTCATCTTCATTGGCTGCAATTGTCCGGACGGGATGCTGAACTCGACCTGCTTACCGGAGGCAAGACTAAAGTAGCGAAATGTGATGTTCGAGTTGGTTTCTCGATTCCAGCAGCCAATCGCATTTTGAAGCCCAGGGCGCCCACCAATTTTCTCTTTGCTCAGGATCAGGCCTGCAGGCCAGCCCTTGCAATAATTAAGTCCTGCCGGGGTCGTCGTCAGGATCACTACATTTCGCGTACCGCCTGGGGTCTGAACAAAACCTGCCGACACATCCATGAGCCCACCAGTGGCCTGTGCCCAAGACATATTTGCGCTACAAAAGGTGAGGGCGACGATGGCAGCCGAGGCAATCCGATGTTTCATGCGCGTTTCCTGTTTGTGGTTGGAATGGGGCGATGTAGAACTTGGAGGGCTCCGAGATCGACGGCTCAAAGTCGGTTGTCATTCCAGATTGCTCTGCCCACGATCATGGTGCGGTCATCTGGAGGTAGAACCTTGTCTGGGTGCGTGGTTTTGTCCGGATTGTCACTGCGCATGATCCAGGCCTGACCACCGATGGCGGGGCTGTAGTCCCGGACTAGCCGCTTCAGCACAATTTCGCCGTCTGGAGTGCAGATTGCATACACCTTGCCTTCTTTCGGACTGGTGTCAACGGTATTCAGGAGTACTACGCAGCCGTCTTGTATCGTTGGCCACATGCTGCCACCTGATGCGTAGATGACCCGCGCGGTTTTTTCTGTTACGCCGAACTCATGCAGACTGGACCGCTTGAACGCGAGGCCGCCCTTTACCACAACGTGGTCGGCGTACTTCCCATCTCCGCAAGCGGCTGAAATATTCAACTGCGGAACAAGAGCGAACTCATCGTCTGTTGGCTCGCGGGATTCATCGTCTACGAATTGGCCGCTCTGGGCGTCCAGCCAGAGTGGCGGCTTCCTAGCATCCCACGCTTGTTCCAGAGCCCTGGCTATCTTTTCACCAAATGACTTTCTGCCGGCGAGCATGTCGCTGATCTGGCTCGCGGGCTTTCCTACGCGCTTGGCCACTTGGTTGAGGCCGTACTGCTGGACTAGGAGGCCAAGGTTTCGGCGGCGAAGTTCAGTGAGTTCAGTCATGGGCGCATTACAGCACGCGTAAACCAAACGGTGAATTCCCTGATCGGTGTTGTTGATGTTCACCATTTGGTGTATCTTTGGGCTATGGAAAAGCTCAAATCCTTCTTGAAGACGATCCCCTCTAGCGACCGAGATGCGTTTGCCGAGCGTTGTGGCACGACTTGGGCATTCTTGCGGAACGTCATGTATGGACAACGGATCCCGGGAGAAAAGCTGTGCGTTGCGCTTGAGCGCGAATCCGCAGGATCGGTTACACGCCGCGATTTGCGACCTGACGACTGGCACGAAATCTGGCCAGAGTTGGCTGATCAGGCCACGCCCGCCGATCCGGCGAGGGAGGCGGCGTGATGAAAGCCGTAGTCACCGTTGTGGCGGTTCTCCTGCTGCTTCGAGCAGCGCAGCGAGGGTCAAGGTCAGGTACTGCTCGTATTCCGGATTCGGATGCTCGGCCCGCGCGTCGAGCAGCTGTGCTGCGTTCTGCCGAGCTTTCTCGGCAAGTTTTTCTCGTGTCCAGTGAGACTCGTACAGATCCTGAATCGACAGTTCTGCGAGATCCGAGCGAGCGGAAAGTAGGTTGAACCCTGTGCGCAGCGCGTGGTTCTGTTTTTCGAGTTCGTTGACCTTGCCGAGCAGATATTTGACGGTATCGCTGAGAACCTGAAACTGAATATTTTCCATGCATCCCCCTGTCGTGGGCGGTTGAGAAGGTCAGAGAGCTTGATTGTTTCATGACTTGGGGATGCACCCTAAAAGTTGAAAAGGCGTCGCAATCGACGCCTTTATTTGGCCCCTGGGCCAACTGTGGAAGCAACTGTGGAATTGATTGATTTTTCCAATCAGGAGAACAAGAAATGTGGGTAGCCGAACAGCCGGAAACCGGCTCTGGTACTGGATCTCATGGCTATTTCATGCATGGCAAGGGGCGTTTTTTGTCCGAGGCTGAGATCGCGACGTGCAGCACCTACCGCGATGCCTGCGCGCTGGCATGGGAACGCCGCACGCAGATCGGTCTGACGCTCCAGGCGCTCGCCGCGCTGGCCGACCTTTACCCGTCGCACGTCAGCGACTACTTCCAGCGTGATGCCCTCAATTCGAAGGGCAACCCTCGCCGCTCCCTGCCGGCCGAGAAGATCGCCGACGTTGAGCGCGTGCTGGGCAACAGGATCCTGAGCCAATACCTCATGCACCGCGGGGCTCTGACCATTATGGAAGCCGTCTTGGCAGCGAGGGGTGCATGACCTATCTGGAAGCGATCGAAGTGGCCACCAAGGCCATGCGAGACGCGGTGGAGCAGAGCGGCGGAGACGACATTCGGCTGACCAAGGCGATCGCCGAGGCCATGCACGTCCCGCACATCGCGAAGGCGTTCGAGACAGTCGGTCTGCACGACCTTCTGGCCGAGCAGAACACACGGCACTGAGGGACGCACATGGACGCACAGCAAGCATGGAGCGCACAGCTAGCCTGGATCAATGAGCTGCTGCACCGCATGACCATGGCCAGCACACGCGATGTGCGTCTGCAGCTGTGCGCCGAAACGAAACAGGCGATTGCCGAGCTGCTGGCCAGCCAGGTAACGCGCAGGGACTGAGGTAGTAGCAGTGGCCCGCATCCGATCAATCAAACCTGAGTACTGGACCTCCGAACAGGTCATGGAGTTGTCGCGAGACGCACGCCTCCTGTTCATTGGCCTCTGGAACTTCTGTGACGACGGCGGTAACCATCCCGCCAGCCCCAAGACCCTCAAGGCTGAAGTCTTCCCCGGCGACGACGATGCCACCGGATCCACGGTGATGCAGTGGATCGACGAGCTGATAGAGCAGCAGTTGCTGGTCGAATACGAAGTCGACGGCAAGGAGTTCTGGCACGTAACTGGCTGGCATCACCAGCGCATCGACCAACCCACCCTGCGTCACCCTAGCGGTGACACAGGTGACGCAACTGGTGACGCAGGTGACGCGCGTCACCAAAAACGGCTTGGTGGAAAGCAACGCCAACTGCTCTTGAAGAAATTGCGCGAATTTGGCGGTGACGCGTGTCACCTGTGCGGTGACGCACCGGGTGTCACACTGGCCCGCGTCACCTCTGCGTCACCGGATGAACCCAATGAATTCAAGGGTTTTCGGCTGGTGTGTGCTTCCTGCAAGCGCAAAGTATCGAGTGGTGACGCGCTGGTGACGCAAGGTGACGCAGGGTGTCTCGCTGGTGACTCGCCTACGGAGGGGAGGGGAGTGGATAGGATAGGAGATATAAATCCCCCCATACCCCCCTTGGGGGGCGAACAGCGATCCGAGAAAAAATCGGACAAGCCGAAGCGCTCCGCTGTTGGCCTGCTGTCCTACCTGCATTCCTGCAAGCAGGCCGGGCAGAAGCCTATCCCCGAAGGCGATGCCGTCTTCGCCTACGCCGACCAGGTTGGCATTCCGCTGGAGTTCCTGCGGCTGCACTGGCTCGAATTCAAAGCCCGCTACAGCCAGCCTGATGCCAAGCGGTACAAGGACTGGGCGGCGGTTCACCGCAAGTCCGTCCGCGGCAACTGGTTCCGGCTGTGGTTCATCGCTGGCGACGGCGCTGTCGCGCTGACCACGGTCGGCGAACAGGCCCGCCGGCTGCACGGAGACGCTGCATGAACGGGCCGCTGCCACACAACCGCCCCGAAGATCGCCTTACCGCTATCGCATCCGAACACGCCGTGCTTGGCGCGCTGCTGCTCGACAACGACTGCTTCGATCGCATCGGTGACCTGCAGGCCGAGCATTTCGCTATTGGCGACCACCGCGCGATTTTTGCCGAGATCGCCCGGCAAATTGCTGCGGGCAAGCCGGCTGACAGCGTGACGGTATTCGAACGTCTGCAGGCCGCTGGCCAAAGCGCTGCCGACTTGGGCTACCTCTCGGCCCTGGTGCAGAACACGCCGGGCACGGTCAGCGTTGGCCGTCATGCCGCAATCGTGCGCGAGCGTGCGATCCGCCGCGGGCTGGTCGCGCTTGGGGATGAATTGGCGCACGAGGCCCGGTCATCGGCCGAGGAAGCGCCGGCGCTGATCGACCACGCGAGCAGCCGCCTTGAGGCGCTTGCCCATGCGCGCGTCCGCCAGGAGCCGACGCACGTGTCAGCCGGGCTGATCGAGCACGCCAAGACGCTGGCGTCACGCGAGACCGACGGCGTGCTGGCCATTTCCACCGGCTTTCGTGACGTCGACGGGCTGCTGAACGGTGGCTTCCGGCCCGGCGAACTGATCGTGATCGCGGCGCGGCCGAAGATGGGTAAGACCGCTTTTGCGCTCAACGTCGCTGCGCACATCGCCCGTTCGCTGCACGTGCTGGTGCTGTCGCAGGAGATGCCAAAGGCCCAGTTGCACGACCGGAATCTGGCCGCTATTGGCCGCATACCGCTGCCGCACATCCTGAATCCGCGCAACATGCTGCCGGACGAATGGAGCCGTCTATCGCAGGCCATGGGGGTGCTGGAAAAGCTGAATCTCTGGCTCGATGACCAGGGCGGTTTGCGCCTGCTGGATGTGCGCATGAAGGCCAAGCTGATCAAGCGCAAGGCCGGGCTGAGCGTGCTGGTGGTCGATTACCTGCAGCTGATGGAGGGCGAGGGCGACAACCGCAATGCACAGATCGAGAGCATCACGCGCGGGCTGAAAGCACTGGCGCTTGAGCTGGGTATTACGGTGGTGTTGCTGTCGCAGTTGAACCGCCAGCTCGAGCAGCGCCCGAACAAGCGACCGATGCCCGCTGACCTGCGTGACTCCGGCGCGATCGAGCAGGATGCCGACGTGGTGATGTTTCTGTACCGCGACGAGGTGTACCACCCTGACACCGACGACAAGGGCATCTGCGAGGTCGATGTGTCGCTGAACCGCCAGGGGCAGTCCGGCCGCGTGGCGCTGAGCTATATCGGCGCGCAAACCAAGTTCGAGACGCTTGCCACGTCGTGGCATCCCACCGTGCCGAAACGCCAACCGCCGCCGTCGCGCGGCTTCGAGTGAGGAAATGATGACCGACCTCTTCGCCACGATCACCGCCGACGACGAGAAATCGCAAGCCGTTGATGCGCAAGGCCTTTGCTTCGCAGCATCGGGTACGCGTGCGGGGGCGACTTCCGCTTTTCCTCCCTCAAATGAGGCGGCGAAAGCGGACATCGTGATCTGCAACGCCAATATCTTGGCCATCGACATCGGCACCACCACTGGCTGGGCGCTGGGCCTGCGCGACGGGAAGCTGCACAGCGGTAGCCAGTCATTCGCACCGAGGCGCAATGAAGGCCCCGGCCAGCGCTGGCTGAAGTTCGCTGCGTGGCTCGGCGAGCGCGCACGCCAGGCTGGCGAGATCCACGCCGTGTACTACGAGCTGGTGATGGCGCACGGCACGCGGGAGAACCCGAACGTCATAGCGGCGCACGTGTACGGCGGCTTCGAGGCGCACCTGCAGGCCTGGGCCGATCGCAACCGCATCCGTCTGGTTGGCGTGCCGGTATCGGTCATCAAAAAATCAGCGACGGGGAAGGGCAACGCGAAAAAGGAACAGGTGATCGCCGCCATGCGCGCGCGCGGCCACCGCGTCGTCGACGACAACCACGCGGACGCGCTGGCGATCCTCGAATACGCGCGAAAGGAGGAGGCCTGATGGATGACCTGGCGATGGTTTGGAGCGTTGTCACCCTGGCCCTGATCGTTGGGCTGACTTTCTGGAGCATGCGATGAAACTGTGGAACGGCTACTGCTGCAACTGCGGGGGCTTCGGGCACCGCCCGGCGAACTGCCGCTGGAATCGCGTTGTGCGTCTGGCGAGGCCGGTATGAGCGACAAGCGCATCTTTGTCCTGTCCCATCGGCAGGCGCGTGCTGGCGCCGAGCTGGCGATTCGCGGCGCGCCAGAAGGCTACGTCGTCACGATCTGCGAACCGACGCGCACGCTCGACCAGAACGCGAAGCTCTGGCCGATGCTGTCGGACGTCTCCAAGCAGGTCGAGTGGCACGGCCAGAAGCTGACCACCGACGAATGGAAGGACGTCTTCACCGCCGCGCTGCGCCGGCAGAAGGCCGTGCCTGGTCTCGATGGAGGATTCGTTGTCTGCGGCCAGTCCACCAGCAAGATGGGCAAGCGCGAGTTCGCCCAGCTGATCGAGCTGATCTATGCCTTCGGTGCCGAGCGGGATGTGCGGTGGAGTGAGCCGGTGCCTGAATGGCTCACGCAAGCAGCAGAGGTGGCTGCATGACACAGCCACGCAGAACACATTTCGGCGCGCGACTGAAGCAGGCCAGGCTGAAGAGGCGGCTCGCCGTTCGCCAACTCGGCGAGCGATCTGGGATCGATTATCGGTCGATCTACAAGTACGAAGACGAGAAGATCTCGCCCAACATCGAGGCCGCCGCCGCGCTCGCCCTAGCTCTCCATTGCTCGCTCGACTGGCTGTGCGGTCTGGGCGAAGAGCCCGGCGACGCCGCGGTACAACGCGCAGGTTGTAAAGCGGATATACAGCCTATCGATTGTGCGGAGGCCGCGTGATCAGCCGGTTCGGTCTCGCTAACGTCGCCAACGCGACCGTCACCACGCTTCTTAGCTGTGGGATCAATGAGCGCGGGCTTTCGTGGGGATACGTGCTCACCTGCGCGGCGCTGTTTGGCATCTGCTGGAACGTTTTCAGGTGCGACGACCTATGACGCTGCCTGCGTACATGTATCGCGACCCCGCCGAGGTCTACGAGCAGAACGAGGCCCGCAGCTGCAAGGGCTGCGTCTACGAGAAGTCCGCCAGGCTGATGGG